GCGCCGGCTACCGGCTACCCTTGTGGAAGTAAAGGAACAGACCTGTGGTCCCACCCGAAAGGGTGTGACCACAGGGCCTAGACCCCGTCCACGGATTTCTTCGTTGCGGCGGCGCAGACCGGTTCTCGTTGTTTGGGAATCGATCTGGGCCGCGTTGGTCATGTCGGAGGCGAGGCAGTCTCCCGGCACCGGGCACACTGCTGCAGATAGGCAGGGGGCGTTCCTGATCCGTGACTGGGTCAGGAAGAGTGAGAGCAGGGGATTGCCATTCCTTGCTCCGCTCTTGAAAAGCCTCTGTCTGCATCTGCGGGCGTTCGGTCTTGAGGGCGTCGACCGGGGTTGTCCCCCAGGGTTTCCCAGGAGGCTTTATCGCTTCCTTGTGGAGAACCTGGAGGTTCCCGGTCTCTTGACCTTTTCCACGATGGCTCGATCTCTTCCCGAGAACGAGTCGGTCGTGGACAAGAGTGACGCGCTCATTACACACGCGGAAACTGCCTTCCACCCCTTCAGGAAAGTTGACGGGCGCGTTCTCCGTGAGATACGCGCCTACACTGCTGAAGGGTTCCGACGAGGTGGTGTGAGTCCCTGGGGATTTCCCCGTCTCTCTACCTCTGCTGTTAGTGAAGTTCCGGGCTCCCGCGGAGGTTTCTCTACTTTTGTAGGCGACCTCTGGGAGTCCGAAGCGGAACTTTCGTCTTCTGCGGCTCTTGTCCCTGTTGACCCTGGTGGTAGCGGCGGGCACTATTCTACGTTCCTCGGTGCTTTCGAGCCCGAGTCTACGAGGAGTGTGCTCGCCCGCCCGTGGGTTGATGGGTTGACAAGGCCGCTGATGGACGCAGTAGAGTCTCACCGAGACGATGAGGGTGGCTTCCATCCCATAGACTTGGCCAGGGTTGAGGCCCTGGAGGCGACCGCGTACGCGGCGTCCAAGTTCAAGGATATGGAGGAAGTTGTCCACCGTGTCGTCTCTGTGAGCGAGAGGGGATATAAACTCAGGGTGGTAACGGCCCCGCCAGGTTCTTTGGTCGCGGCGGGTGAGCTCGCGAGGCGCGCCTTGTTCCCAACGGTTCGAGACGACCCGCGTCTCTCGGTTCTGAGGGGTGGTGATCCGTTGCAGGATCTCCCCCCAGTTCCCGAGGACGCATGCGTCGTCTCTGCCGACCTTACAAAAGCTACGGATGGCTTCTCTCATGAAGCTATCCGAGCAGTAGGGTTGGGAATGAAGGATGCAGGCGTTCCGGAGGAGATCTATCGGACATTTGTAGAGTCGTTGGGTGCGGGCAACCGCACGCATTCGTTCTCCTACAAGGTGTCCGATCTCCTCCCAAAGCGCCTGTCGCGTCGCGGGCTCATCCGCGCGAAAGAGAGACTTTGTCTTCTTGGCTGGGATGGGACTAGTGATGTCCTCGTCATCCCAGTAAGAAGGGGCTCCCCCATGGGCACTCCCTGTTCGTTCACGTTGCTTTGTATCGTGAACGGGTGGGCCTGTGCTCATGCGCGGCACTCTCGGATCTGCGGTGACGACCTCCTGGGGGTTTTCAACCCCTGGGAGTCGCTCACCTATGAGAGGAGAGTGGCGGCAGTTGGGAGTTCTCTCTCTAAACCAAAGACCTTTAGGTCCAAGTTCGCTGGCACATTCTGTGAACGGTTCGTGGTCGCGGACGGTGGCACCCTGCAGAGGGTTGCCATCGTTCCGGTCAAGATTGCCACCGTTCCACGGAAAGGTGCCATGGGTCTTCTCACTCCTCCTTCCGGGCTCGGTTTCCATTTCTTGGAAACAACCCTGGAAGTGTCGGAGCGAGAGGACCTGAGGCGAGCTTGGGCGAGAACACGTCGGGTGTTCCGGACTCTCTGGAAGGATCAACGGCAAGCAGCCTCCTCGCGGGGGCGCTTTCCTGAGGTTCTTCCAGTCTTTGGAGGTCTGGGACACCCGGGGAAGGGGCTGCACTCCGTCCCGGCTAAGGTTAGAGGGTACTTGTACTCTCTTTTCCGATGCCGGGATCACGGAGTGTGGCTTGACTTCCACCGCGCTCTCATCCCCCCACCGTTTCCGGCGGGGGGGCCTAAAGGCTGGGCGGGGTTGCGTTACCATTCCCGTCTTCCTCGAGAGTTTGTCATGGAGCATATATGGCTGGGGGGTGGGGAACTTGTGAGGTCCAAAGACCTCGCTTCGTTCGAAGCCCTCACTACAGTCATGAACTTCACCCTTTCGGGTGGACGCTTCCATGATAAGTCTCGAGGCGGGAAACTCGCACCACTGACCAAGCTCAAGCCACCACGCATTGAACTCACTGGCAGCTATCCTACCAGGACCCCTTGGCAGAGGGTCCTGGAGGACGCGGAACCAGTGTTCAATGCAGGCGTAGTGGCCGATGAAGAAATTGTCAAGAGAATCCGGAGGGTTGACCCCTCTGAGCTCTCTGACGCACTCTACGGTTGTAGAGGGCAAGGAGAGCCGCATGGAAGATGATCTATTGGCTGTAGA